AGGCTATCAAACTGAAGATAGTTATACAGAAAAAGTATTTGACAATACAAGACATGACTTTCATTATAAAGATTTAGAAACAGATAATATAGATGAGAACGATGTCTTAATAGATTATATGGAATTATATGAAAAGCATAAAGTTCCTTATATGAATGTATTTTATAGTGTTCCTCCAGATGAGGCTATGATAAGACAAATAACTCAAAGAGTTCAAGTTAGAATTGCTGAGATGAAAGCTGAAATGGAAGTTCAATTATTAGAACAAAAGATTCAAATGGAAAAAGCTGTACAAGAAGGATCTATGTTACCTGAAAGATTTGAGCTTGAAATGCAAAAAGCTGAAAAGATGATGGTAGATCAACTTGCATCTGCTGAGCAAGAGTTTATGAGTAAGCTACAAGCTGAAGCTACTAAAGTGGAAAATACTATAATAACTGAAAAAGAATTTAAGATACTTTCTAAAGGTCAAGATTTTATGGAGAATTTAGTAGATGCTATAAGATTCCATAAAACAAGAGTTAAGTTATCTTGTGTTATAGGTGATACAACTATTTATTCTAAAGTATTGCCTGTTTCAGAATATCCTATTATACCATTTCATTATAAATGGACAGGGACTCCTTATCCGATGAGTGCAGTTAGTCCTTTAATAGGTAAGCAAAGAGAATTAAATAAGGCTCATCAACTTATGGTACATAATGCATCCTTAGGATCAAGTCTTAGGTGGATATATGAAGAAGGTGCAATAGATACCGATTATTGGGAAAGATATTCTTCAGCACCAGGAGCTTTATTGCCTAAGCGACCTGGCTTTGATCCACCACAACCAGTTTTGCCATTCCAATTAAATAATGCTTTCTTTGGTATTGTTCAAGAAGGAAAGGGCGATATGGAATATCTTGCAGGTATATATAGTTCAATGCAAGGTGATACAGGTTCATCTTCTGATATGCCTTATAGAGGTATGTTAGCTATGGATGAATATGGTACAAGAAGAATAAAATATTGGTTAAAAAATTCTATTGAGCCAGCATTAAAACAAACAGGAGAATTAGTAAAACAATACTCTCAAGCTGTTTATACTGCTAATAAAGTATTTAGAATTGTACAGCCAAATGCTATCCAAGAAGAAAAAGAAGTAGAAATTAATATTCCTATATACAATAATATGGGTGAAGCAATAGGTAAATGGAAAGATTATGCAGCTGCTAAATTTGATGTAAGAATAATAGCTGGCTCTACATTACCTGTTAATAGATGGGCTTATTTAGAAGAATTAAAACAATTAATGCAATTGGGAGTTGTTGATGATATTGCTGTATTGGCTGAAACAGATATTAAGAATAAAGACTTAATAGCTAAAAGACAATCACTATACTCTCAATTAAAAGGCAAAATATCAGATCTTGAAAGTGGAATGAAAGATAGGGATGGAACTATTGAAACACTCGAAAGACAACTTGTTCAAGCTGGTATTAAAAACAAGATTATGCAAGGCTCAGTTGAAGTATCTAAACAGGTACAAGATTCTAAGTCTAACATATACAAAGAGGAGCTAGAAACAAAAGCTCAACAAAGAAACCTACGAAACAAAGAAAAGTCTGAAACCGAGTACAAAATAAAAGATAGTAGTTTACGTCTAAACAACTTGCAGAAAGACAAGGGTGGTTCGTAGATTAACCTCATAAATATGAAAAAAAGGAATATTTATTATGAATGAAGTAACAGAAGGTAACCCAAATGAAGTAGCGCAGGAAACTGCAGAAGATGCTGTATTTGGCTCCCCTGACGCTTTTTTTGATGCACTAGATGACGAAGTTAATGGTGCAATACAAGATGACGTAAGTGAACCAGAACAGGTAACCTCTCAAGAAGAGAGCCCCATAGATGCTGGCGCTAAAGTCGAGGAATCACAAGAACCTGAAGTTGATTACAAAAAAAGGTATAGTGATTCAAGTCGTGAAGCACAAAGAATGAAAGCTGAGTTAGACAACCTCAAACCTTTCGTTCCTGTATTAGAAGCGATGAAAAACGATAGTGGTTTAGTTGATTATGTTAGAGACTATTTTGAAAGTGGAGGAAAAGTTCCAACAAATGTCAAGGAACAATTAAAACTTGACGAGGACTTTGAATTTGATGCTGATGAAATGGTTAATAACGAAGATTCTGACTCAAGAAAAGTTATTGATTCTATTGTCAATAAAAAAGTTCAAGAAGGTATTAGTAGAGTTGTTGAAGCTGAAAGAGCCCAAGCTAGAAAGACTGGTCAACAAATTCAAGCTAGACAAGAAGCTGAAGCCTTAATGAAAGAACATAACATGAGTAAAGAGGATTTTCAAAACTTTGTTCAAGATGCTAAAGAGTATTATGGCAATAAAGGTATTAACTATAGAGACATTATGTATCTCATGAATAGAGATAAAAATAATGCAAATGTAGCTAATGCAGCTAAAAATGATATGATTAAGCAAATGAAAAATGTTAGAGAAATCCCAACTAGCCAAAGTAGTGCAAATAGCACAAAGGTCTCAAAAAGCCAAGATGATAAATTATTTGAAACAATACTTGGTCTTGATGAGGGATTAGATAACCTGTTCGGATAAAAATTTAAATTTAATCGAACTTAATAACCAAACCGAAGGTACAATGTACAGTTGAGGAATGGTAGAAAATAGAGGAACAATATGTCAGATATATTAAATATCGGTACAGTAAGTGATCAGTCCGCTGGTAGTGGATCTGGTACTGTACGTGATGGTGATAATCTAAATACTGGTGTTCTTCGTAGAAAATATAACTTTGGTGATAAAGTTTCTGAGCTTTCAATAGCTCAAGATCCGTTCTTTAGATTTGTTTCTAAAGTAGCGAAATCTCCGACTGATGATCCAAGTTTTAAGTTCACAGAACGAAGACACTCATTTCATAAAAGATACGTTTATATAGCTAAAGGTGGTTCAGACTTTAATACAAACGTAGATACAGGTACTGCTCTTGAAAATACTACAGGTAATGCAACTTATTTTAAAGTGTATACAGATATAGGTGCTAGTGGTAATCTTCAAAATGTTTTTGGTCAAACATCAACAATATATGAAAATGTTGGTACACAAGCTAAGCCTGGCTTCTTAATACCTGGTCAAGTGATGAAAGTTAATGTTAATTCATCAACAAATCAATCAACATCTACTGATTATCAATTAGTATCTATTACAAGTGTTGTTGATAGTGGAAATTACGTTCATGTAACAGGTAAAGTTGTTAAAGCTGCTGCTACAGCTACTGTTTATGCTTTAGATCATACAGTTGCAGGTGTAAGTAGTGCTGCTGCTTATCCTTCGCAAGAATCATTAGAACCATACAGATGCTATATAGTTGGAACAGCTTTTCAAGCAGGGTCAGGGTATCCTGAAACTTGGGATGATCAACCATTTAGTACTGGTTATGGACAGACACAAATATGGAAAACTACTTGTGCTATGAATAATACTGATAGAGCAACAGTTCTAAAGTATGAAGGCAATGAGTGGGCTCGTATTTGGAAAGAAAAGTTAATTGAACATAAATGGGATATTGAACAATCATTATTGTTTGGTAGACAATATACTGATGGTAGCACTCCTTATACACAAGGTGCAGTTGATTTTATTTCAACTTACGGTAATGCATTTACATTACCTATTGCTACTAAAACACAAGATAGTTTTCTTGATGATTTATCAGCTTATTTAGATCCAAGATACAATGCTAGTAAAGCTAATGTATTTTTCTGCAGTACTGCTGTATGGAATTGGTTACATAAATTAGGTGGATATTTCTCAAACAATCTTGAGTTATCAACTAACTTTAATGCTGACTTTGCTATAATGGGTAAAAAGAAAGTATTAGGTCTAAACTCAACTAACATTACTACACCTTATGGTGATATGAATGTAGTTAGAAATGTTCATTTAGATGGTACTAACGTTCAAATGCTTGGTATTAATATGAATCATTGTAAATATAGACCACTTGTTGGTAATGGTATCAATAGAGATACATCAGTCTACGTAGGAGTTCAAACATTAGAGAACTCTGGGGTCGATCGTAGAGTAGATCAAATATTAACTGAAGCTGGTATGCAGTGGGAAATGCCTGAGGCACACGCTGTATGGACAACTTCATAAAGGGGGATTAAATTATGAGTATACCAATGTATGGACAAAATGCTGATGGAGACAATCTTCAGTATTGTGCTGACGGAAAAATCGGTGGTAGATTAACTATGGCTGATGCTGATAAAACATTAGTTCCTGGTGATCTTGAAGGTGTTATTAGTATTGTTGCAGTTACTACTGCAGCTACTTCTCCAAGAACATTGTATATCCCTTCTGCTGTTGAGGTAGGAGCTGGTAAGCAAATAGATGTTTTATGGGAAGTCGCTAGTGATGCTCAAGCTACTGTAATAGAGGCATTAGGTGGATATATGTTAGGCTCTGTCCTTGCTCAAAATGGGTCAGGAACTACAATAGTTCAATCTGATGGTACTGATACTAAAATAACTGTCAATGACAATATTGAACCTGGTTGTAGATTGAGTTTCTACTCTAACGGCACTAATTGGATTGCTTCAGGGACTGTAATGTCTGGTGATGCTGATCCTGCTTTTAGTTAGGGGGTAGATAATGGCTAACAAATATTGGATAGCTAACAATCCTAATGCTGAAGTAACTGATGCTCAAGCTACAGCTTTAGCTGAGTTAAATACTACTGAGCTAGATATATTAGATGGTTGTACTGCAACAGCAGCTGAACTTAACTTAAATGATAATCAAGTTGCTTCAGTAACTTTTAGTGTTGCTGCTGAGGGAGGTGAAGCAATTGTAGTTAGTTGTCAGTTTAAAGATGCTGCTGGAGCTGATATGACAACTGCCTCAGCTTGTTATGCATTTTTATCTGCTGATAGTAGTAGTCAAACTAATGCAAGTGCATCTGGGTTAACTCCTTCTGCTGGAACTGATGGTCATGTAATTCCAATTGCTGATAGTAATACAGCAGTTGCAATGCTCTTAATTAGCGAAGCTGATGGAGATGTAGATGTGACTATTACTGATGGATCTGGAGGTACAACTACTAATTATTTAAATGTAGTAACACCTAGTGGTAAAATATACACTAGTGCAGCAATTACATTTGCAGCATAATGGTTAATAGTTAAACGAATAATCGGTGTGGCTCTCCCTGAAGGCTCTCTTGCTCTCTGGGGAGGGTCACCCATTAAAATACAATCTCATTCACGCCCCGTCAAAGGCTTAGAGAGGAGGAAATTTGGCATCGTATAAACAAAGAGTTTCTGGTAAAACAGGACTAACATTTAGTAGTTCTACTACACCTACGGAAGATGAACTAAGTCAATTCCTTGTAGATGGATTAGTTGATGTAGTTAATAGAACTATACAAATAAATCCTTCACTTGCGATGAGATTTTCATCTACAACTAATGCTACAAGTTCAGTTGCAATGACAGGTCAAATTATATCTGTTATGAGGGAGCATGATAGCGTATCAATTTTAAGACCTTGTACTCCAATTCCTGCTGAATTAAGATATGAAGCTACAGACCCTGATAGTTTAAATTTTAGGACTAAACACAATCCTGGTTGGTATCAATTAGAAGATGATATACATTGTGTTCCTGCTGCTTCAGGAAGTGGTAATAACGATATAGTTGTAACACAAATTTATTATGATACAGGGTTAGTACATGGCGATACTACAAATCCTGATAACTTTCCACAAGAATATGTATACTTAATTGTATTGTATGCTTGTATGGAATCTTGTTTAGCTAGAATATCTTTCCTTGAGGCTAATTTGCCTGAAGAACCTATTTTAGCTACAGATATCGCTGAAATAGATACTCAAATTGATAATGACGATCCTGAAATGGCAGGAATTGTTAAAGAAAAAGTTGGTCAGCAAATAGCTGAACATAATGCAAGGTTAAGTGAGTATAATGCAGAAGTAACAAAGAGTCAATTAGAAATTAAAACTTTAACAGATAAGTATTTAGCATTTTCAAACCAATATAATACAGCTTTTGGATTAAGCCAAAATATAGCTAATGCAAGAGCTGAGCAAGAAGAAGAATAATGGCAAATAAAGCAATAGCAAATATATCAGCTAAAATATTTTCAAATATAGCAAGATCAGGAATGACTGGTAGTTTAAGTTTTAAACCACCAAATTCATCTGAAAAATGGTTATATGCATCCAAATCTGTAGGCTCATCAAGTAGTGCTTTAATAGATGCAACTTATGATTATTTAGGGGGTCAATTGTCTGTTAGTCCTTCAGATGTAGTAAGATGGATATGTATAAAAAATATTTCAAGTTCACCTACGGATGGTGTAGCTATCACTATAGGTGGCGATACAGCTGCATATAATAATGACCATTCTATGATAATAGGTGCAGGAGAAATGTTAGCATTTAAAGGTTCCAGCGCACTTACATTTGCTGATATAAACGCTATATCTGTTACTATGGATGGAGAATATGGTTATGCTAATGATACAAACTCAACTTCTGTTAGAGTTGAAATAGCTGCAATAGCAGACGATGTAGGTTAAGGAGTTTAATATGACAGTAAAAGAATTAATGGAAAGAGTAGGAACAACAGAAACATCAAGAGTAATTGCATATATAAAAGATGGGTTAGAAGAAATAAATATGTTAGCTCCTACTAATATTACAACAACAAGAGTTGATATAGAAAAAGATAAAAGATATTATGATATACCTGTTGATTGTGTTCAGATAACAGATATAAGATGTAAAAATCATTTAAATAGCAAAGATGAATATAGAAGTCTTCCAAGAATGATAGGTGAACCTGTTGTTGAAGACGCTGATCAGGAGTTAATCTAATGGCTCAAAATAGAGAATATGCATATTTCTTAAAAGGTAATAAGATTGCTATATCTGAAAAAGATTGGAGATTTGGTGGAGGTCAAACTACTGATGTTCCTGGTCTTAATGATGTAGGACAAACAGGTAGTACTTATTGGAAAAGTCCAAGTGATGATTCTTCATTGGGATTAGAAATAGAATATGCATACAATCCTTATTATACTATACCGACACAACACGCTATAAATCAAAACAAATTCTATGTAAATGGATGGACAGTTGTAGATGGTTATGTTGCATTTGCAAGAGGTGCATCTAATAGTAATGCTACAGATTGGACTGCAGCTCCTTTTAGTACTGTTACATCAGGTTCAAGAGGCGATACTGCTGATAAAACAAGAGATTATATTTTAGTTAGAAATAGCTCTAAATGGAATGGATTGCATAGGATTCAAAATGCAACTACTTATGGGTTATTAGTCACATATACCAAAACAAGTGATAGAGTTTTTGGTGCAGGCACTACTGATTTTGATTTTGCAGCTACTGGTAATTATATATATAATGGTGATGGTAATCAACCTGCTATAGGTTTTGGAGATCAATTTGATGCTGGTGATTATATATTAATTGGTGGTGCTGATGCTAGTGCAGGTAGAAATAACGGTATATTTAGAATATCAAAATCAAATAAAAATACATCTATAGCTAGTAACAATATCCAAGTAGATGCAAGGGTTTATCATCCTAATTTAGGTAGCGATAGTGTACCTATAGGAACAGAAGGAGTCCAAACTACTAATTTACTTGTAGATGAAACAGACCAAACAGATATAAGAGCATATAAAATTATTCATGAACCTAATACGTATTTATTGACTGATATTGATCCTTTAAGTAATGAAGATGATGTTATAGAAATTAATACTTATCTATCAAAGGCTTTAGTTTGTTATGTTAAGGCAAGAATGGCTGAAGATCAAATGAATATAGAAGCTAAAGAATATTACATGAGAATGTTTAGAGAAAAATTAGAAAAGCACGATACCTCAAGAATATGGGGTAAAAAAGCTACTATGCCAAGTAGAAGTGCAATAAGATAATAAGGAGATAAAAATGGCTAACAAAGGTATATATTCATATACAGTTCAAGAAGGTACTAATGCAGGTTTAGGTCAAGGTGGGAGTATGTTAATAACAGGAGCTACTGCATATTCAGCACCTGCAGGTCAAGTATTTGTAAGTATTACTATAATTTCAGATACTGCTGCCTTTTCAAAACTTACAGCAGTAGATCCTGAAATGTATATAAATACAGCACAAGCTACACATGATGAAGCAGGTACTCAATTAACTGATAGTGAACCATTTACAGGTGGTATAACTATATATGGTAGATGGACGAATATAAAAATGACTGCTGACGATATAGCAATTGCATATTTAGGTAGTGAATAAATGCTTACAGGTTTTAGTTTAGGAAAAACTTTAAAAGCTACAATAGTTAATGCAACAAGAGCATTATTTAATGATTATACCCATATCCCATTAGATAAGCTTAGAGGGTATTTTAATTTTGGAAAAGGAGATCAATTTTTCAATCGAAATAAATTAGATACTGTAGGTGAAGGTTGTTTAACTAACGGTTCATTAAGTAATCAAAATGTGGAAATACCAAGTGCTAATTTAAAAGTTGGTGCAACACAAGATTTTAGTCTTATGTTTTGGTTTAAATCTTCAAGTGAAGGACAGAGTACTACATTGGTTGATTGTGTAGATACATCTAATTCTAGTAAAGGATTTAAAATATCATTAAAAGCCAATGGTAGGATTACAGGTACTATGAAAGATGATGATGGAACTTCTGCAAATGATTTAGATTCAGGTGGTAGCACTACTAATGATGATGGGCTATGGCATCACTTTGCAGCTACATATGATAGAGATGGTTCTAGACATTTTTATATAGATGGAGAGCTTGATAGATCTAAAGGAATATCAGGATTAGATAAAACTATTGACCAAGACTTACCTTGGCATCTTATGAATAATAATCAAGTTACTGTAGGTAATAATGGATTTTTAGGTAGCATGAAAAACTTTGGGGTATGGCATAGAGTATTAAAACAAGGAGAAATTAGGAATATTAGATATAAAGAATATTCAGAATTTACAGAAACAGAAAAGTTGCATATAAAAGGATGGTACCCATTAGAGTCTGATGCTAATGATTCTACAGGTAATCAAAATGCTACAGTTACAGGTGGGACAAATCAAACATTTAGTACTGCAAAGTATGGAGATAATACGCCTTTATCACCAAGGAAAAAAGATAATGACAAAAGAGTATATGGAG